CGCGCCTCGATGGCGAAGTCGACCCGGTCAATGGGTTTGATGTCATCCCAGCCGTCGCGCTTCTTCCAGGTCGAGACTGTCCCCTCCGGCGTCTGCAGCAATTCAGCAATGGCGCGGAGCGGGTAGCCCTGAAAGAACAGGTGCATGGCCTGCCGTCTGGGTTCGATATGGGGGAAAAGTAAGGGTGCTGTCGTCATGGCGCCAGTCTACCCAGCCGCTACCGCTCCAAACTCCACCGCGCCAGTGTGCCAGCGCCGTACACACTGGCCGCCGATTGCACGATCCCGCCTGTCACCCAGACCATAACCGCGACATCACCACCCAATCACAAAAGGGATCCCAGCTCATGGCTAAGTCCAAATTTTTCCGTGTTGCCGTCGAAGGGGGCACGACCGATGGCCGCACCATCACCCGCGAATGGATTGAACAGATGGCCAAGCGCTATAACCAGTCCACCTATGGCGCCCGGGTCAATATGGAACACATCCGGGGCTATGACCCGACCGGTCAGTTCAAGATGTACGGCGACATCACCGCCGCCAAGACCGAAGAGGTCGACATGGAAGGTGAAAAGCGCCTAGCCCTGTTCGTGCAGATCGACCCGACCCCTGAACTGGTCGAACTGAACAAGAAGCGTCAGAAGGTGTTCACCTCTGTCGAAATCCACCCGAACCTGAACGAGAAAGGCGCCTACCTGATGGGGCTGGCCGTCACCGACAGCCCGGCCAGTCTCGGCACCGAAATGCTCCAGTTCTGCAGCAAGGCCACGGCCAACCCGCTGGCCGATCGCAAACAGTACAAGGAATGCCTGTTCACCGAGGCGCTGGAAACCGTCATCGAGTTTGAAGACGAAGCCGACAAAGGCCCCAGCATTATGGAACGGGTCACCGCGCTGTTTTCCACCCACAAGAAGCAATCCGGCGCTGACTTCAGTGACGTGCATCAGGCCGTCGAAGCCGTGGCCAAAGAAGTGACCACCATAGACGCAGACCTGCAGAAGAAGTTCACCGCACAGGCCGCCACCATCACCGAACTGACCAGCAAGCAGGAGTCCACCGCCAAAGCGCTGGCTGATCTCACCGCCAAGCTGGAAGGCCAGGAAGATTTCAGCCACAAGCGCCAGCCTGCCATCGGCGCCCAAGGCACCACCATCGAAACAGACTGCTAAGGACCCCATCCATGCGTAACGAAACCCGCCAGAAGTTCAACGAGTTCACCGGCAAGGTGGCAAAACTCAACGCCATCACCAGCGCCATGGTGCAGTTCAACGTGCAGCCCAGCGTACAGCAGACCCTGGAAACCAAGATGCAGGAGTCGGTCGCCTTCCTTTCCATGATCAACATGGTGCCGGTGGATGAACTCAAGGGGCAGAAGGTCGGCATCGGCATCAGCAGCACCATCGCGGGCCGTACCAACACCGATAGCAAGGACCGCCAGCCCAACAACCCGGCCGCCCTGTATGACCACAACTACGAGTGCGCCCAGACCAACTACGACACCATGATCGGCTACGCCCAGCTCGATTCGTGGGCCAAGTTCCCTGACTTCCAGGTCCGGATCCGCGACGCCATCATCACCCGCCAGGGGCTGGACCGCATCATGATCGGCTGGCACGGCACCAGCGCGGCGCCCGACACCGATCGCAATGCCAACCCCTTGCTGCAAGACGTCAACATCGGCTGGCTGAAGCACATCCGTACCGATGCCCCGGCCCAGGTCATGAGCGAGGGCACCGAGGGCAGCGGCAAGATCTACGTGGATGTCGCCGATGGAGACTACAAGAACCTCGACGCCCTGGTGTTCGATGCCGTCAACGAGCTGATCAAGCCCTGGTTCCAGGACGACACCGAACTGGTGGTCATCTGCGGCCGCAAGCTGCTGTCCGACAAGTATTTCCCCATCATCAACGACGCCAGCGACAACCAGAACAAGCTGGCCGGTCAGGTGCTGGTGAGCCAGAAGCAGATCGGCGGCCTCAAGGCCGTGCGCGTCCCCTTCTTCCCCGACAACGCCATGCTGATCACCAAGCTCAGCAACCTCTCCATCTACTGGCAAGACGGCGCCCGCCGCCGCCATATCGAGGAAGAGCCGAAGCGCAACCGCATCGTCAACTACGAAAGCTCCAATGACGCCTACGTGGTCGAGGACTACGACTGCGTCGCCCTGATCGAAAATATCGTCATCGGGCCAAACCCGGCCCTGGGTGCATAAGGGGGTGACATGACACCTGCCCGTCGCCACCGCGAAAGAGCACTGGCCGCCCTGCAAGGGGCGGCCAATCCCCAGTTCGACCAGGTACGCGCCAACGCCTACGAGCTGCAGTTGATGCAGTTGGCCGAACACCGCCGCACCCTCAAGGGTATCCAGAGCATCGAGCGCAAGATCGACGCCAAGCGCCCCATGCTGGCCGTCTACAAACCCTGGATTGATGGCCTGCTGACCGCAGACCGGGGCGGACAAGATGACGTCCTGGTCACCGTCATGCTCTGGCACCTCGACACCGGTGATCTTGAAGGGGCCTTCCCCATGGCGTCCTACGTGATCCGCCATGGCCTCAGCACCCCCGATCGCTACGAGCGCACGGCCGCCACCATGATCGCCGAAGAGGTCGCCGACACCGCCATCAAGCAACAAGAAGCCGGAGCGGGTCCATTAACGTCGTTGCTAGGCCAATACATGGCCCTGCTGCACGGCAGCGACATCTTCGACCAGGTGCGCGCAAAGCTGCACAAGGCAGTAGGGCGCGCCTGCCTCGCCGATGGGCGCAAGCAACTAGCCGCCGAGCACTATCGCCGCGCCATCGAACTACACGACAAGGTCGGCATCAAGAAAGAGCTCGAAGTGCTTGAGCGTGAACTGAAAAAAGAACAGCAGCCCGACGCCAAAGGCGGCGGCAGCTAACCGAGCGAACCCCGCACCCTGGGCGGCTCGGGCCTGACGAATGCCAGCGGCATACCAGACGGCCCGACCACCGCCCAACCTGCGGATAAACAAACACAGGAGCACCATGAGCACCGGATTCATTGCCACAGCACCGACCGCGCCTGATGAAGGGGAGATAACCAACAGCCCCTTCTGGCCCGCGATCTCGCTGCCTGACCTGCGCGAGACAGTCCGGCTTGATGGCACCGTCACCACGGCCCGCCTCAAGCATGCCGTGATCGACGCCATCACCAGCGTCAACCGGGATCTGGCGGATTGGATCATCGCCCGTCAGGCAGAAGGGCACACTACCCTGGCCGCCGTCCCAAGCGAGGTCATCAATGGCGAATCGGTGCACCTGCATAGCTACCGGCGCGCCGTCTACGCCATGACTCGCGCCAACCTGCTAGAGCGTTACACCGACTACAGCGCCACTGGTGACGGCGTCAAAGGTGCCGATGCCAAAATCATCAGCTCTGATGACCTACTCAGAGATGCCCGCTTTGCCATTCGCGACATCCTCGGCACCACCCATAACACGGTGGAGCTGATCTGATGCAACTGCGCAGCCAGCAGGGCGACACCCTCGATCTCATCCTGTTCCGGCACTACGGCTACACCGCAGGCATCACCGAGCAAGTGCTCGCACTCAACCCCGGTTTGGCCGCGCTCGGCCCCATCCTCCCGACCGGAACCCTCATCACAATGCCAGCGGCCCCCACCCAGGCCGAGCAGCCGCTGATCCAGCTATGGAACTGACCATGAGCCGCCTCGACGACGAACTCGAAAGACTGGCCGACATCAGCGATCAGCAAATCGCTGCTCGTATCCATGCCGCCCGCATCAGCGGCACCGGCCCCCACTACTGCATCGACTGTGAAAACCCCATCCCCCAGGAACGCCGCGAAGCGATCCGGGGCTGCGAACGCTGCGCCGAGTGCCAGACCATCACCGAATTCCAAACCGCTTGCCACTACGGCGGCAAACGATAACAACAGGAGAGCACGATGCCAGAACCGATTTCAGCCAGTACCGCCAATGGCGTAGCGCTAGCCCTTGCGCTTGCCTCCACCGCCCCTTGGCTAGACCCCATCATCCTGCTCGGCGCGTTCGCCGGAGCACTACTCTTTGGGCTCACCAGTGAGGAGAAGATTGCAGGACGGGTCATTCTCCTGTTTCTCACCTCGTTCATCTGCGGGCTGTTGGCGGCAGATTTCACCGTTCAGATGCTGGCCAAACTGCTGCCGGCAGGCATCGAGATCAATAAGGGGGTCGGTGCCATCGTGGCCGCCGCCCTGGCGGTGAAAATACTCAAGGTCGCGATGAACGCGATCCCCGGCCAGCTCGGAGCCCTGTTCAGCCGCAGTGGCAAAGGAGGTGGAAATGATCCCCACTAACCCTACATACGCCATGATCTACACCGCGATCTATGCCCTGATGTGCACCGCAATCTGCCTGCGAGTCATGTTCTTTGACAGCCGGGATAGCCACTATCTGGCACTCCCGGCCTGGCTGTCATGGGTGATCTGCGTGGCCTCGGCCTCGGTACCGATCCGTTTCTTGTTCGGCACCATCCTCGTCCCCGATCTCGCCTCCGTCATCATGACCGCTTTCCTGCTTTGTGCTGTGTGGAGCGATGGCGGTTCTATCTATCACCTGCTGCGCAGCAAGAAGCACTACAGCACGACCGACAGGAGGAAACCATGAGCCTCAAAAAAGGGGATACCGGCACCGCCGTGGCCGATCTGCAGCGCCGCCTCACCAAGGCAGGTTATCCGGTGGAGCCTGATGGCTGGTTTGGCGGTGCCACCGAACAGGCCCTGCTCGCCTTCCAGCAGGACTACATGATCGCCGCCATCGGTCAGGCTGGCCCACGCACCATGGCAGCACTGCTCGGCAGCGAACGTGGCAATCAGCTGACTATCAACCACATGCAGAGTGGGGCTGACCTGCTGGGCCTGCCGCTCGCCACCATGGCCACCGTCGCCCAGGTCGAGAGCATCGGCGAAGGCTTTACCTACGCCATGCGCCCCGTGGTGCTGTTCGAGCGGCATGTGTTCTACAAGCAGCTCACCAAGCACTTGGGCAAAGCCGCCAGTGACCAGCTGGCCGCCAGTTACCCCAACTTGGTCAACCCCAAGCGCGGCGGCTATGCCGGTGGGGCGGCCGAGTGGGAACGGCTGCAACTGGCCATCAGCCTGCATCGGGATGCTGCCATCGAGTCGGCCAGCTGGGGCATGTTCCAGATCATGGGCTACCACTGGCAGACACTAGGCTTTGCCTCAGCCAGCGACTGGCTAGCAGCCATGCAGCGCAGCGAGGTCGAACACCTCACCGCCCTGTGCCGCTTCATCCAGCAAGACCAGGCCATGCACAAGGCCCTGCAGGGGCGTAAATGGGCCGACTTTGCCCGCCGCTACAACGGCCCGGCCTACAAGGACAACGACTACGACACCAAGCTGGCCAAGGCATACGACCACTTTGCCAAGGTCTATCCGGTTAAGGAGGTGGCAGATGTGGCCTAACCTGCTCCGCTCCCACCTCACCTGGTTGCTGCTGGCACTGGCCATCGCCTTGGCTGGCTGGGGCTGGTCGGCCCGCTCTGCCGCCAAGGCTGAGGGCCAAGTCTCCACCCTGCAAAGCGACCTCAACGCCGCCAACGACAAGGCCAAAGAGGCCGAGCAGCGGGAAAAGCTCAAAGACGGGGCCATCGACACCCTCACAGGCGAACTGACCGCCCAGGCAACCGCCGCCGCCACGCTGCAGCGCCAGCTTGGCGATCTGACCATCACGGCCGCCACCCGGGCCGACACCATCAAGAGGCTCAAACGTGAAAATGCTGAACTCAAGGAGTGGGCTGATCGCCCTCTGCCTGATCCTGTTGTCAGGCTGCTCAAGCGCCCCGCCATCACCGGCGCCGCAGATTATCAGGCTCACCTGTCAGGGCTTGACCCCTTGCCAACTTCCACCGGCCAGCCCGGCCAATAACGGCGACCTGCTGGACCAACTGACCCAGACCGAGTCCGCCTGGGCCAGCTGCGCCGCCAAGGTCGATAGCCTCATCACCTGCCAGCAACGACACCAGAACGGGAGGGAGAATGGAAAAGCCAAAACAGATCCGTGAGGTGCTGCAGCAGTGCGTCCCGCTGCTGCGCCAGAACCCGGATCACATGATGATATTCGTCGACAAGGGCAAGCTGGTTGCCACCGGCGCCGCCAGCCTGTCGTTTGAATACCAGTACGAACTGACCATCATCGTGGCCGACTTTGCCCAGAACGTGAACACCGTCATGGTGCCGCTGCTGGCGTGGATCAGGCAGTACCAGCCAGAACTGATGATGAACAGCGACAAGCGCGAAAACGCCATGCGGTTCGAAGTCGAGATCCAGAACAACGAAACCTGCGACATCGAAATCAAATTGCCGCTGACCGAGCGGGTCAAGGTTTGGAAGGATGAGCAGGGCCTGCACTTCGAACACCTGCCAGAACCGCCAGAAGACCCCTACGACGGCATCACCTGGGAACTGTTTATTAACGGGGAATATCAGCCATGGCCGCCGATCTCGACCGACTGACCCACTTTGCCGCCAGGGTAGAGCTGATCCGGGCCAACCTGTCACAACGGGAACTGGCCCGCTTTGCCGACGACATGGCAAAAGAGATGCGCGAGAGCAACGCCGCGCGCATCAAGGCCAACGTCACCCCCTCCGGCGAACAGATGGACCCGCGCAAGCCGCAGCGGGGCAACAGTGAAATCAAATTCATCTACTCCATGAGTGGCACCGAAGTCCGTCATCTAAAGAGTTGGCGCGGCACCCGCAGCCAAATCACAGGCTTCGACATCATGCGCGGCGCCATTCGCACCTTCAAACGATCCCGCATCAAGCGCTTCATCAAGGTCGATGCAGGCAAGGGCGACGCCATCAACAAGAGCAAACTCAAGCGCAAGATGTTCTCCCGCCTCATTAAATCCAAGTGGCTCAAGGCCAAGGGCTACAGCGATCGCGCCGAGGTCTACTTTGCCAGCACCGCCGAAAAGGTGGCCCATATCCACCACTACGGCCTGAAAGACAAAGGCAGCAAGGGGCAAGACATCCAGTACCCAGAACGGCCCCTGCTGGGCATGGATGCCAAAGACATCGACAAGGTCGAAGACCTGCTGCTCGCCCAACTCACCAAAGGACTATAACCACCGCCGCCAGTGTGCCAGCGCCGTACACACTGGCCGCCCCTCGCCTTCCCGGCCATTGCCCAAAACAATGGCCCCATGCAACCGACCCCGACTGAACTCCAACGCCTGATCGACAACCTGATCCGCATCGGCACCGTGACCGCCGTGCGATCCGGCGAATGTCGCGTCAAAACCGGCGACCTCATCACCAACTGGCGGCCCTACGCAACTGCGCGGGCCGGGAAGAATCGCACCCGCCATCGCCTCTCCATTGGCGAACAGGTGCTGATGCTCTCGGTCAGCGGCGATTTGCGCAATGCCTACATCGTCGGCCCCATCCACTGCGACGCCTTCCCCGAACCGCTGGCAGGCGATGACAACCCGGACCTCGACCGCACTGAATACAGCGACGGCGCCGTCATCGAGTACAACCCGGCCACCGGGGCGCTCAACGCCACCGGCATCAAGTCAGCCAACATCGAGGCATCAGTAACCGTCAGGCTGATCACCCCGCTGGTCGAATGCACCCAGGCGCTCAAGGTCGGTACCACCATCAGCGCGGGCGGCAAGATTACCGCCCCCACCGCAACCATCGGCGGCATAGAAGTCACTACCCATAAACACAAAGACACCATGCCGGGCAACGGCACCTCCGGGGGCCCGCAATGAGCTGGCTCGGCATGAACGCAGCCACCGGTCGCACCATCAGCGAGACCAACCACATCATCCAGTCGGTGCGCGACATCCTCATCACCCCAGTGGGCTCGCGCGTCATGCGCCGCGACTATGGCAGCGAGCTGTTTTACCTCATCGACCAACCCCAGCATCAGGCTACCCGCCTGCGCCTGATGGCCGCCACCGTGCAGGCCCTCATCAACTGGGAGCCGCGCATCACCATCACCCGGGTCGATGTGTTGGGCGGTGGAATGGATGGCGCCCTCACCGTTGAACTGACCTGGCAGCGCAAAGATGGCGGCGCCCCTGAATCAGCCAGCATCCCAATCACCACAGGCACCCCATCATGACCATCAATATGTCAGCCCTGCCGGCGCCGCAAGCGGTGGAAGAACTCGACTTCGAAACCATCTTTGCCGAGCAAAAAGCGTGGGTGATTAACCAGTGGCCGCACCTCGCCCCTGCGCTCGAACTCGAATCCGAACCGCTGACAGTACTGCTGCAAGCCTGGTCATATCGCGAACTGATATGGCGCGCCCGCCTCAACGACGCCCTGAAAGCCAGCATGCTGGCATGGGCACAAGGGGATGATCTCCTTAACCTCGCCGCCTTCTTTGACCTTGAAAAAGCAGAAGGTGAAACGGATGACCAGTTGCGTGCACGTTGCACCCTCTCTCTGCGTGCACTATCCACGGCGGGGCCTGAGGATTCATACCGCTATCACGCCATCGCCACCGATCCGGCTGCCATCAAAGATGCCGACGCCCACAACGGTGGGGCGGGTGTCGTGAATGTCGCCGTGCTGGCCCGTGCCGGTAATGGCACCCCATCGGCAGCGCTGTTGGCCAAAGTGCGGACTAGACTCAACCACAAAACAATCCGCCCGCTAACCGACACCGTCAGCGTTATCCCGGCGCACATTGTGCCAGTGGTTATCGACTATCAAATCATCCTGCCGGGTCTACCTGACGACGAACACAGCCTGAACGTCGCCCGCCAGCGGCTGGCAGACTACTGCGCAACCACCAATATCATTGGCGGCACCATCACCATCGCAGACATCTACGCCAGCCTGAAAAACGCCGGGATCAGCAACGTCATCCTGCGCAGCCCGACCGCCGACATTACCACCAACCGCGAATCGGCCCCCTATGTCAGCAACATCCGCGAAGAGGTGACCTATGCCTAGCCTGCTGCCACCCTCTGCGACCGCGCTATCGCGCACCCTCGACCAACTGGCAGAACAGCGACTGGATCAGCCGCTGCCGCATCGCCATAGCTGGAACCCGTGGCACTGCCGTGCCGATCTGCTCGGCCCGCTGGCATGGGGATTGGGTGTCGATAACTGGGATAACCTGATGACCGAGCAGGAGCGCCGCCAAGCCTGCGCCGATGCCATCCAGATCCACCGCCTGCGCGGCACCGTCGACAGCGTCGAGCGCGCCATCCGCCGCGCCGGCTATGAAGACATCACACTCGAAGAGGGATTGCCGCCGGTCACGCGCAACGGTCAGCAGTTGCGCAACGGCCACGAACTATATGGCTCTGGCGGCCGCTGGGCCATGTACCGCGCCAATGTCAACATCGGAGACCACGGCACCATCAGCGCCGCCGCCAACCGCCGCCTGCGCCGCATTCTGG